ATACTAACTAAGGATTGAGAAGTCCAAGATGTGCCACTATCAATTGATTTATTTACATATCCGTATGGGGTAACATTATCATCACCAACTATGTAAATATATCCATTTGGGGTGGAAATTATTCTACTCACTCTATTTATATTACTTAACGCTCCACAGGTTGTCCAATTTAATAATGGCATTTACTATGATCTCCTTTTCAATTTATATGTTTGTATAAATTGAATATGCATCTCCTGATTCAAAAATATCGTCATCCAAAGCTAATTGAGTAGCACTATCCACTGTTAATACCTCAGTTCTGGTTTCATCCGTAGTATTTAATACAATATCTCCCACTTGAACTCCAAATGAGTATCCCTCCCCGGATACGAAAATATCATCATCCAGAGTGATCTGGGTTACACTATCAATAGCTGTCACTCTTGCATTTGTGGAATCCGTCGTATTATAAACAATATCTCCTACACGTATACCCACCTCATATCCCTCCCCGGATACAAAAATATCCGAAGTTAGAGTAAGTTGGATTTCACTATCCACAGTTACAACCCTGGCCGTCGTATTATCCGTCGTATTATATACCAAATCCCCCGCTGTAACTCCATCCGTGGAAAATGTAGCCGTTGAATCAATCAATTTATCGGCAGTAGTTAAAGTTGTTGTCCCACTCACTTGAAACATAGCCGTTGAATCAATCAATTTATCGGCAGTAGTACCATCCGCAGTGCCGTTAATTTGAAATTTAGTTGTTGAATCAATCAATTTATTGGTAGCCGCACTATCCGTGACCCCAAATTGAACTTGTTTAACATACCCCTCATTCGTTGGAGTGGATGTGACAAAAGTTGTGGTATCCGAAGTAACAGTTAAATCAAGATGAACTAATTTTAAATACTCATTATACTCCAAACTCTTATCCGATACAGGTCTCTCTACATAAATCCGATTAACCCCCTCAATTTCTGAAACTTGATCTACTATTCTTCCTATATAAAATGATGTACCTAATAACCAACTATTAGCATCCACAATAAGACCTACTTGGGTTCTTATATATGATTCAGTTGTTCCCTCATCTACAACTACAGTGAGTTTCATATCAATACCCACCAAATCAGGGTCAGTTAATTGGATTTCCTCCCCCACCATTTTGAAATCCACTAAATAACTCAACACATTGTTAACCTCGTTATCCGACATTAGATGTTCATCATCAAATAAATACGATAATCGTATTGTACAACACTCTCCATCCACTTTCGTATACTGAGAAGATATCAAATCCCCCACATAAGATTGTAAAATAAAGGTATGATCTAAGCCTGTAACCATCCTTCTCCGAGTAGTGTAATATCCTGAGGGTAAAATGGATAATTTTTTTAGCGAATCCCCGGCATACCCTGGGGATAGTACCTCTACTTCAAGAACATCGGCATTAATATTCAAATCAATATCCAAAGGATCTACCACATACACCCCAAGAGCCCCTAAGGTTGATATATAGTTAAATACCACCTCATCATTAGCTAGAATTCTCCTACCAAGAGTCCCGTCTCCAAAAATCAAAAGAACTCCATCATAGTGGGTTCTAAGCATTACAGTTGTACCCACAAGATCCTCAGCATAATCCACTAAGGTAATAGGAGAATCATTTATCAATAATTCTAGAGTATCATCATCATTGTTATTATCAATATTTGAACCATCTATCTTTAATATAACAAAATCCTCGGTACTTGTGGAAGTCCAAGAAGTTGTATTCCAATCCCCCACAACCACATCTATATAATTTATTCCAGCGGATATTGTTTGTGAATTCAATAAAGATATATTTCTATCATTTGTATAGTTCCCTAAGGCATCCGTTCTATCCCAATATACCGAGGCATCTACATCTAATTTTAATCTCAATCTTGGGGTACTCTTCCTATTAACCTTATACCCTAAAGTATTACATAAACCTATGGCACTTGAAGTTAATTTCCTAGTTGTAATATAAGATTCTCTTCTAGCCCCCAAGGAGTGATATGATAATAGTGCTCCGATACCGGATAATAATTCAATCTCAGTCATACCAGCACTAGAATCGTAAAAATCTCTCCACACTTCATATTCAGGTTTACTTTGAACATACTCCATTAAATCTGTTTTAATAGCCTCTGGAGATATTGAACTTGGATCTATAATTGTTATCATATTTGAATTCCTTCTAGGGTCTTATCAGTTCACCATGATACTCTAATTCATCTTCGATACCACTTATCTTAAAAATTAGGAGTATATCATATCTATTATCCTCATAAACAGGGATAACTTGGGATTGACTATAATTTATACCTACTCTACTATCCCACTTTAGGATAGCCTCTATAACAGAATCATATATTTTAGCCACTGTGGTCTCATCCATAGGATCAAATAATAGAGCTTCTATATCCGTGGCAAAAGGCATATTAAAGAGTCTGGTACGTGTAGGAGTTGACAATATATTATCAATAGATTGATATATTGCATCCACCCCTGTCAAAACGGGCTGCGTTGTTGGATTTGTTTGATTTAAATCTGAATATAATGCCATTATTTATTAACCATCCTTACAAGTAGGACTCCCTATTACTGTAATACTCATACCAAAAGGTTCTAAAACGGGATCTCCTAATTTATGCCCCGGTATACCATCTATACTATTCTTTTGAGCTGCCCCCAAACAGATCCCACCCTGTCCCTGGCAATGCGGGCAATCGCTGATCGTAGAATCCCCAAACCTTGCAGCAGGTAATCCGTCATATTGTGTCTTCGGTGAACCTGATATGATCATACCCGTGACTACATGGGGACAACAAGGAAGATTATGATTACAAATACCAATATTCATATCCATTACTCTTGAAGACATAACCCACCCCCCAAATATATCATATCTTCCTTTTCTAACTCTACTATTGAACTCTTTTTAAATTTATGTTTCATATTATCAGAAATACTACACCATTCTAAATTATCCTTCTTACAATTTCTTCTATTCTTATCTTTATGATTCACATGAGGTAATCTCTTAGGATTCGGAATAAATTCTGTAGCTACAACCCTATGAACCTTATGTGTTTTACTTTTTCCATCCCTATGTAAATTAACCTTTAAATATCCATCCTTATCTTCTGTAGGATGCATTATTTCTTCCTTGCCCCCACTATGGCTTATGATCTTTCCTTGAGTAGTTACAGAATATAAATTGGTATACCCTCTAATAAATTTCTTTCTTTTTCCCCCAGCTATATGTAATAGATGCATGATCTTCCCTCAATCGTATTCTAATAATTAATTCATTTACTACCAAAATTTATATCATTATTACCAAATATTAAGGTAAAGTTAACAAGTATTCAGCCCAAGTGTACGTTGTCAGACCAGCCGGAAAATCAGTTGAATTAATAATTGACGATAACATCTTGGGAACATCCGTATCCGTGGGATCTAGACCAAAATCTTTACCCAATACCTCCGAATTGCCGTCTTTATCCTCCCCCTGCATGTACTCTTGACTCAATAAGCTTGCATTAGATTGTTGAGCTGGAGGAGATAATACACCTCCCGCATCCGCCGGAACCGTAGCCGCAGCGTGAGAGACAGCATGATCATGGCTATCATGCTTATGATATGTAAATAAATTCATTACCGGTATTGAGCAATTACTATGTGTTGCATCCCACCATTGACAATTTGTTGTAATGCAATCCATCCACACTGAAGCAATCTCAGTCTCTATCATTTCAATAGAATAAGACCCCTTTGAATGGGTTCCCGAACCATTTGAAAGAGATCCTAAATTATCATATAAGATCTTACTATATAATGGGCATATAGCCATATTTAAAATTCCTTTCTTAAATTATTAAACGTTATCAATACTCTCTTGATAAGATCCTGTACCCGTAGCGGATTTTATAGGGGCTCTACCTCTTATTTTAGTGCCACCACTATATGATCCCCCTACTGTACCTTTATCCTCAAGAGCATTTGCCATATCCCTAACAATATTGTTCAATGATATAATTCTATTCTTATCCGTATTTGATGATGATTTATATCCTGAATTCGTAGTTGCCAACGTGGTTAAAGTATCTAAATCAAGATCATTATACGCTGTCTCAGCCGATGAATCATTCGCTATCGCATCATTATAGTACGTCAACATATCAGTATAAATTGAAAGCATCTTTGTCTTACCATTATCCGCCACAGATTTATAAATTCTGGTTCCTAATCTATAAATTTTAATAATGTAAATATCAACTTCTTTAATTCTATCGTTAGCCAGGGAAATTAATTCACTTATATCCAAATTAATAGCCAGGTACTCCGCATACTTTTCCTCCACATCCCCCGCCAAAGTATTATAATCATCAATAACCTGTTGTGCATCATCATTTGGGGCCACAGACTCATTGGCCACTGAAGACAATGCATTCACAGCATTATTCTTACTATCTTGAATCGTTCTTATACGAGACCCATAGGTTGATCCTGAAGCTCCAAATAATGTGAAATCTATTTTTCCATCCAGCCCTAACCCCGATGTATTTACTAAACTTGTAAAATCTGAAGTAGTTATATATACCCACCCATCAGGAGTTATCACGCCCCACCCATCTGGACCCGGAGTTGTTGCTCCTGATACGCCGGGACATCCAATCAGACAAGTGGCAAAAGCTCTAATTTTATCAAGAGTATATGGACTTAAAGCATTTTCTAGAGTATCCATAAGCCCCCACAAACTTTTCTCATAAGAAGTTAAATAAGAGTCTAAAATATCTGAGATCCAATCATCAAAAATACCTTTCCAATCATTATACCCTAACTTATAAGTATGAGTGGTCATATTTAAACCTATACAAGTCATTATAGCCTCAGCCGCAGTAGCAAGTGGACTATCCGAAATAGAACTAAGTACATCTTTTACAGAATCACTGATCTTATCCGTAATATCTCCAATAGGGGTTAAAACCTCACTCCCCAAGGCATCTAAATCGGATTGTATTTCAGCCTTTATATACTTTATAGAGGTTTTTAGATATCTCCGAGTATTACTAAGCTCAGCATCAAGATCAAAACCTAATATTTTACATAAACTAGCATCCGTTACCAAATCCATACTAATCTACCTTCGCTATATTAGGTTTATTTGTATCCGAAGCTGATTTAGCTCCTTGAGCAAGGGAACTGAATTCGGATATCTTTGCTTGTAATTCTGAAATCTTCGATTCTAACAAAGATATTTGAGAAGCCACCTGTCCAAAGGTCAACCCCGTTGAATGGCTGCACAACCCCTCATTTGATATAACACTGGCTACCTCCCCAATACTTGTGGCTTTACATTCTCTAATGGCCCCTACATCCTCCACCAAATTCATAGCTACTTTTACAGCATAATTTCCTCCGATTTTGACCGCAAAATCCTCACCAATATTCAATATAAGAGATTTAGGAATATTTAAATAGACATTACCCTCACCATCTAATCGAAAACAAGATTGGTTTCCATCATTATAATACTCTGTGATATTCTGTGTTTTGTTTACACGAAAGAAAGAGGGTATCGAATTTATAGTTCCAAAGGTATTAGGATAATCTTCATCAAATATCCCCGGAGTTTTTGTTAACTCCGATATACTTCCCGATTCATAAATGGGATGATACACATTATCATAAGGGAAAGTTATTGTAACTTCGGAATATAACTCCGGAACATGGAAATCCATACTGTCCGGTTTAACACCAGTACCCATAGCCTTTGAAAAGCACCAAGGCAACAAATCCGTATCAGAAGATTCAAATATCCCTTTTACCTGGCACTTTATTCTCCCGCATTTATTTGGGTCATCATTATATAAAACCCTACCCCTATGTGGAACTTTCAAATTATCCATCTTCTTTATAATATCCGAGAATTTAAATAACATTAAGCTATATCCCCCCGCGCATCATTTAAGGATTCTCTACATAGTTCACAAGTTGTTTGAAATATTCCAGCGGATAGAGTTCTCACCACTTTAGTTATCACATATAAACCTGAAGTATAATCCAAGGAGTTATTATTGTTTATGGAAGTCTCACTCAACATAACCAGATCCAATATCCTCACCCTCTTGAAGCATCTTATGAATCTAACCGTCTTCTTATACGCGCTGCATGTTGTATTATACATAGAATTCCTTAATTTTGTATTGTAAAATTCGGAGTCCATATTCTCCGATATAGGAACTATCGCCCCCATTCTCTCGGATACTGAATCTTTTCTGGAGGGAGCCTTTGAATTTGAAAATACCGAGGTTGTTGACTCAGATTCTATTGAGCTCAACCCCGAATCGTAATTCAATGCATATATTTTTCTACCATATCCGGATATACTATTTAAAATACCTGAGGATGATTCCAACACCGCTTCTCCAGTGTAGCATATATCCTTAGCAGAATCTTTAACCTCTTTCGTGAATTTCCAAGCATAAGGTTTGGAAGCCAATGTCTTTAAATCTCTTATTCTAAAAAAACCATCAAAAGTTATCCCCGATATACAAGCGGAATCCGAAAATTTAGCCTGTTCTACCAAATGTTGAGCAAATTTCTTATCCGTTATATTATGTTGAATATAACTCTGAGAATCCTCCGAACTTGTAGGATCAAAATCAGTGGTAAAATATTCACTTACAACTGAATTTAAGGTCTCAATAGCGGATTGATTCGGCAATATTCTTATTTGAGGCTTGATCAAATAATTCAAAGCATCATATATGCCTGTTATAGCAATACTGAAAAAATTATAGCCTGTTCTACTCATCACTACAGATATACATACCAAATTAATAGGGATGGTTGCAAGATCCTTTCCCCCAAAAGAAGCTTGAATAGTAGCACCCTCATTCAAGTAACTTATAACTTTGATATCTCTGGTCTTGAAAATGAGTTTAAAAGTAGGTAGAATATTCCCCGCATCCTCTACAACCATAAATGTAATAAGATCTCCTGCATCTAAGAAATCTTCATTATCCTCAAATTTAAACTTGAGTATAATTCCCTCTCCTATGGAAATCATGTACGATCTTGCTCCTTCTGCAACCCATTCAGGGAGAAATAAATATCCTCTAATTCAGATAAACTAAAATATTGTATTTGCACACCAGTTACAATGGAAAAGATATCAATAATGTTGTTGAAATCCATAAGTAACCACCAATACTGCGTATCTCCATAAATTTCATAACTTATAATATCCGGCCTATACTCTTGAGTTGTTACCTCATATACTCCATCCACAGCTAAATCTTTGACATCAAATTGCCTTTTGTAAATAGCACTCACCTTTTCAAATAGGAAAGAATCCATGATATCAAAAACATCCTCCTCTAAGGAACAAAATTTAGGTATATCATATCTCAAATCGGACTCATAATCAGTATCTATATATCGCATAATTTCTCCTAATCAATTAAAAACATCCCCTTTACTTGATCAATAGACAAAATTTTTGTAGATTTGAAAGCTACCGACCCACTAGCATAGAGAGGTAATCCACTGGGTATGGTTTCTTTTGATACAGAGAAGTCCATACTATCTATGATAAAAATCCTATTTGTTCTGAACCATTGCCCTATTCGGATGGATACCGCCCCCTCAATATTGGCTTTCTCTGTTATCCTATAATTATTTGGAGCGTAGACTCGTTTAAAACCTCCCTCTCCCTTCCCAAAAGTAGGGAATTGGCCTTCAGCAAGGTATCCTATCTTTGTCCTTACGTCATCCGTGGATTGGGTAGCAACAAAATACATAGGTAATGAAAACCCAAATAATTCTGTACCCTGATAATCCAACATCGACCCTACTATATCTAAGATCATACCCGATACCAATTCCGAGGTACCTGACCCAAAGAATCTATTATATGCTTCTTTTCCAATACGTTCTAATGCGTTTATTTTATTCAAAAAAGAACTTGAACTTCTTCCTGACCATGAGGCTTGTGTCCTAAACTGAAAATCTTGTGTTGTATAAGCTACAATATCCTTACTCAATCCGGATACTAATATTTTAGCATTAGGGTTATTCATTAATTTATAAATAAAGAGATTTTTATTAGTCATATGTTTATCCTAAAATATCAGAGTTCAAGAAAGATAATGCAATATCATCCACGGATTTTGAATTATCCGTCGGATTAGATACAGGAGTAGGAGGAATTACAATATTAGTTGGTGTGTTATTTGCACTCACTTTTTCTCGTTCTTGTTTAATGTTATCCATCATAATCTTAGTATTATCGGGAATATCCTCAGGGACGGATCTTATTTCCTGAACATTTTGATTTATATCCTTGATACCGGATTTATCCGACTCCAGAGTATAATTTGAAATATTAGGGTTAGCCCAAGAAAGATCATCTCCTGCTTCATATTGATCCAGGGATTCAATTTTATTTGTCATAGTATTTGGAGGGACTGATCTTATTTCCTGAACATTTTGATTTATATCTTTGATACTAGATTTATCCGAATCTAGGGTATAATTTGAATTATTAGGGTTAGCCCAAGAAAGATCATCTCCTGCTTCATAAAGCTCAATAGGAACTGTGGTATCCACGGCCTCATTAGTAATTTTTACATCATCTTTATGAGCTGTTTCAGCCTCAAGTAATTTCTTACGCTTTCTTTTAAGAGCCTTTGCCATATTTTGAGCATACTCTATACTTTGCTCCTCAGCTTTGGTAGTCCAACCCTTTTCTTTGGATTCAACAAAAGAATCAATTTCTATTAATGCTGAATCTATTCCCTCTATACTATCCGACATAGATCCCCATTTTTTTATCATATCACTAGTTGATCCCGCTTCTTTTTCTTCTCCCCCATGGATAGCTCTCGCCGCAACTCCACCTAAAAAATTTTCTTCCCCACCAACCCAATCAATAGCCTTATTTATACCCGTGCCAAGAGCATATCCAGCAGCACCAGCAGCACCCACACCCAAAGCAGCCCCAGCCATAGCTCCAACTCCTCCAGAAGCTATACTTCCTAAACTTGGACCCAATCCCGCTAAAGCTTTAGCTCCACCCAAAAAACTTCCGACTCCCCCTATTCCTTTTTTACCCATCTGTGTAAGACTAGAAATTATACCCCCTTTACCAAAGATATCCATACCCGCTAATTTTTCAGATATCCCTAAAGCCTCATTTAACCCCCCTAAGCCTAAAGATTCCAAAACCACAGATATAGTAGCCCCTTTAATTCCCTCTTTGAATCTCTGAGCACCAGTTGTAATAACATCTTTTCCTTCAGTCCTACCTTGCGACAAATCTCCCAAGGTTTCGTTTAATACCTCAGAATCCACGGATAAGGACTCTATTGATGAGTCTACTTGATTCATTGTAGTATACATTTTGGATTCAAATGTCTCATTTCCAATTTGACTGACCAGATCCCTTAACTCTTTTGTATGCAACTTTAATTCCTTAGGCCCCATCTTAGTGTAATTCAGCATCAAACCTAAATATTTATTTATTTTTATTAATTCGTGCTTATGTACCCCCAATATACTCAACTGATCCGCACTTATCTTCTTCTGACCCTCAATACCCTTTATTTGATCCGCTAAATTTTTGGATTGAGTCTTTAATAATGAATACAACCCGAAAAAATCCTTCGTTCTCTTATCCGAGATATCCTGATTGATATCAATCTGTGCTACAGATGTTTTGATAATATCCCCCAAATCAAAAGATATATGATCATCTAAATAGCCTAATCTAAGTTTAATCTTATCTAAATTCTCCGCCAACTTCTCAGTCTGGGTGAGATTGATATCCTTAGATTTTAATATGGAATCAGCCACATCCTTTGAATTTTGATCTTTAAGCATAAGAATAGCTTCTTTAATCTCACTTATTTCATCTTGATCCGATAATGAGGAAATTTCTCTATTTATACTCTCCTCATTATCCTCTACCATCTTACTCAACATATTGAAATTCAAAGCTAACTTATCTACTGTCTTTTTTTGATCTTTATCCAATTCCACTATAGGATCAAATACGGAGGAGACCTTTTGAAACATACTTGTGACCTTATCAAACATCTTCCCCGTCATATTCGCATTTATATCCATACTCTAACCTTATTTCTTTAAAAGCTTTCTTAATAATTTATGCTTTGTGATAACATCACTGAAATACATACGCCCTAATTCCTCAGGCCCTATATGCAAATTATAAGCCATAGCAAACTCTAGTCTTGATAAGCTCTCCGGTATTGCAAAACGGCCCAAGGAAGACATCACCGCCTTCCAGCTCCAAATAATTCATGAACCCACAGGGTTCTTCTTTGACGAGAGCCATTTTTTTTATCAAGTCTTCACAAGCGTATTTCACCATACTTGTACCTTCGGTAAAATTTATATCATACTGCTTAAATAATTCTAAAATTTGTTTATCAATTACCGAAGAAGAGGTCATACTTCGTAGTTTATCAGCGGACCATCCATCTTTAGCAAAATACTCTTTATTTACATAGGAGCATTTTACAGGCATAGGTTTTACACTGTGATAAAGTAAGTTATCCAAATGCTCAACCAGCATGGCATCAGAAGCATCCGTGATATGATCTAAAAACTCATATACTTCACCATACTCCGCATTAACACAGCATTTAGACACCATAGCAATAGCCTTATTTTTAAAACCTTCTTCTTTTAATTCAATGTAAGAACCAATAGTCAAAGGGTTGAATGCATATTTTTTACCATTTGAGAATTCCACCATTACGGGTAACTTAGGAACACCTAAATAATCCACTAAGATATTCATAGCCTTGAATACACTGCTTACAATATTCCCACACTTTTTACACCGATATTTAGCTGAAATATCATAATTACCTATGTTAGATATTCTTCTCAATAAATTTATGAATGCAAAATCCGATACCGTGAGATCATACGCAGGAAAACTCGTATATATTCCCGCCAATACAAAATCAACTTCTTCTCTATATGTCAAATTCTTAGAAGAATCATGATTCCTAATCTCACTATAATAATAAGGCCTGTATTTGATTACTGCCCCCTCAGGATATGGCATGAATTTTGAGGGCAGATCAATAATATTGATCTGCGTAACATCCATACCCGATTTTTTGAAATCCGTGATAGGAGGAGCTATACTGACTTTCTCCTCCTCTACTTTATTCCTAGATATAACCTGATTATGAGGAATAAATTTACCCTTTTTCTTACCGCTCATTATAACTCCTTATTCACTTTATTATTTATCTACTCCATTACTTAATTATCTAAAGTATATTAAACCTTACCCATTCCAGCCACTATAAAGGGAACAGAATACATAGATAGCTCATTTCCGGAAGTGTTCCTATCAGCTATAGCCTCCGGATAAACCCAATAAGATACTATATCAATGATCTTCTTATCATGGGTTAGCTTAACTACTATCATTTCTTTTACTACTTCCTCTAAGACCTCAACACATGGAAAAGATCCCGCAACATTCATATGAAACATAGTATTCGCTATCCAACCCCTAACCCATTTATAAATGACTCTATCCTCTCGATCATACATCGTTAAAGTAATTTTTGGTAAATTTATTTTTTTTGGATATTGAATTGAAAAATTAAAAAATTCTACTAATCCGCTATCAACCCCGAATAAGTTCTCATCCAAATCACTAGCGGGAAACCATTCTTGAAAGGGGTCTGGAGCTTCAGGAATTCTTATATCCCATAAATATGATCTTGCAAAATCCCTCGCACCACTCAATTGTTGAATGCTGAATGGGATATAAGTGTTTCCATTAGTCATATTATACCTATAATCCTACCATACAATTAATTATAATTAAGATCCTTTTTAGCTCTTCGTTCTACCTCTTGAATACTCTTAGCGATACCTTGAAGACTTCCTAAGAAATCGGAAAGATCCCATTTAACCCCCGGCTTTTTCAGAGCTGCTATAGCTTCGGTAATTAACTCAACATCCTCTTTTAAACTTTTAATCATAGATTCCTTTAGAGGTTGAGCTAATTTATCGGCTAAACTCCATTTCTGCTCTTCAGTTAATTCCATAGTCTCTGCACAAACACTTGCTAAAAATTCTCTTTCTTTTTGTAAATTAAGTTTTTGCATTAAGTAATCTCCTTTCTTATTATAATGCTTGTTGATCGAACCAATCCCATTTGATTGATAGTGTGGGTTGAGCTGTACCATCCTCCCCGGATAAATCGGATTTTGTATAAGATAATAGTCTACAACCATGCAGTGAATAAAGCCAAACAGGATCATCTTGTCTATTCAATTGCTGTAATTGCATATTGCATTTAGCTTTATCATTGGAACCATGGATTCCTGTACCAGTCTGAACACAAGTCTCGGACCATGCAAGAAAAAAATTGGATATGATCATATCCGCTGTTTCATAAAATCCCAAAGTTATGGTGCGATCCCCATAATCCGCTGGTCCCGCCTGTGAGATTTTATGTCCTTTAACATTAATTTCTTGATCTGTGTTACCTTTGATGGGAACAGTTGTTGAGGTCATCCTTAAGTTCAAGTCTTCGGAAGCTGGGATAATCCCCCCGTATAGAGCGGCGGGAAAAGATGTAAAGAACATATTCCATTGATATGTGGTGACAACATCGCCCATCCCGCTTACTTGTTGAATAGTAGGTCTCGGCATAATATACTCTCCTTATTAAAAAATTTAATCTTTAACGTTAAGAATATATTATGTAAATATCATTTATATGTAAATATAGCGTTACCACAATCATATAGAATTTTATAGTTATTTAGTGCCATATTCTCCTTCTCGGATAATTCAGGATTATATACTTCCTTTCTAACTTATATTTGTACAATATATAATGCAAATGTAATGCCATAATAATGAAAAGAGGGAATACTACCTGAATAGTATTCCCTCTTTTCTAGCTTAGAAAAATTATACCGCTGTCTGTGCTAATGTGAAGCTCATTGATAGTGGGGTAATAATTGTGGTATAATTTATGAATTCAAGAGAAGGTGTCGGTTTTACAAAAAGATGCAGATTCATGATGTGGTTCTCGATGTCAGTGGCAAAGTTATTAGTGTCATCACATACAGTAAAAAAATCATAAACTCCACGTCTCGCCTTGATCCCCTCCATATAATTATCAACCATGTTTTTACAAATAGCCCTTGTGGGTTCGTCATTGAGCTCAAAATCGAATCCTTCCAAGGCTTCCGCAATAGCAGGCTCTAAAACAATCAAGAGCAATCGGGTATTCAATCGATCTAAAGCTGAAGGAATACCATACATGGTTTTTTGACCCCAAATCATTATCCCCTTCCCAGGATAAAATCGGTTTGGGTTGACTTCATTATCATATAAATAATCCATCTCGCCTTTGCTGAATCTTCTTCTAAGATCAAGAACATTTAGCATCATACCGCGTTTGAAGCCTGCTACAGGATACCACATTTCATAATTATACGCCGTATAGGAGATTGCAGCCGCAGCGTACCCATCAGGAGCAACATAAAGGTTTCTATCGTTATATTTATCGTAAATTTTCACATGAGGAGAATATAATGCGGCATAGGAACCCGTATTTCCACCGAGATTAAGGATATTCTTACGATAATCAACAATGTCATTAAGATAATTGCTGGAAGCTTCTGTAGAATATGGAGTTGATAATATGGCAACCGAATCCTGTCTAGCCGCGCATATTCCAGCTATATAGGTTTGATATGCCGGGGTAGCCCATCCAGTATCAAGGAACACGGTCATTGGCTTATCTTGCTTATTTGCAAAAGCATCCGCAGCCGTCATCATTGTCGAATCCGTTACCGCTGCCCCATCGGCCCCACCATATAGATATAATACTGTGGCTTGAGCTTGAGGCATTGTAGTATCAGTCACAAGGACGTTATCTAAAGCCCTGATATAGCTAGAAGCCTCTAACTTAGTTTCAACATACATATTTTGATTATAGCCGTCTTTTGTACCTTCAACCCTGGAACAAGTAAAAGTTTCCACAGGATTAACCTCATCACTACTCTTATATACTTCGATAGTGAAGGCCGCCGTTTCCTTAACCTGTTTTAAAGGGGTCAAAGTAATAGTACCTTGTTTTTTAATTCTATAAACCTCACCTGAGGCCATAATATCCGTATCTAAGGATAATGTAGTTAAACTATCAACCGCTGTGATTGTAGCTGTAGTCGAATCCGTGATATTCTCCACAACATCTCCCGCAGCAACCTCATCCGTCACAAAATCAGCAGCGATATCCACTAGTTTATCCGATGATGTACTTGTAGCGGAGCCCCCCACATTATAAACGATATACTCATCCGTGGCAACCATAATATCGGTATCCAAGGACAAAGTATTTAGATCATCCACCGCAGTTACTAAGGCCACTGTTGAATCCGTGGTATTGTAAACCACATCCCCCGCAACTATACCATCCGTTACAAAATCAGCAGCAGTATCAACCAATTTATCCGCTGTGGTTCCAGTGGTCGTTCCATTTGTAATTTCATTAGGATCTACTAAATCAATGGGGACAGGAGTAACCGCTATAGCATTGGCTAAAGAAGTTGCCAATTTCACATGAGTAGAATCCACTTTAACCGTGTAATAAGTTGTATCCGCTGACAAATTAGTTGGTAGAGTACCATCCGAATCAATACTTAGCCGTACAGGCTCGCCATCCACCCATTTCTGAGTTACTACCATAGCATCCGTGGAATAATCAATATCGTTCACAGCATCAATTGTCTCATTCGTCCTCGTGACCCATATTTTGAAGCCGACATCATCGTTCCATTCCCCCGGATCTTTCCCATACAGTAACAAAGCTTCCCCTGAGAAGGTGTATGCCGTCGGACTTGCTTCACCCGCAACCAGAGCCGCATTATCATCAACTGCACCAGCAGCCTCTATTAAAGCCCCACCATAAGTATACCCCGCTCCAATAGCTCGCCTAATCCAAACCTTATCCGTTCTTTGTAAGGCTGCCAAAACTGAAAAGTACCCTAAATCATACCCAACCCCCACCGTACCACTTGCCGTAGTCTCTCTTAGGAATTGAGCTTCACTCGTTACTAGAAAAGCATCCTCAATGGAGCCTTTTTTAGCTGCCATACATGCCGCAACATAAACTCCCGCAAAAGCCGGAACCCTTGTTGTCAAATCTATCTCTCTTATTGTTACACTCGCACTAGCCATCTTTCTCTAACCTCCAATAAAATAAAATTTGTATTAATTCTGAGGGATTAATACAACCCCTTTTGGTAATGCTCCTACTTTATTCCTATCAATATTCTTCTGTTTTTGCCTTGGGGATAATCTCATGCCTTCACCATTATAAGATATAATCACGGGATTCCCTAACGTATTTTTAATGCTATATAATTGCTTAACCATACCTATACTCCTTAAATTGTTAATGTTTTCTATGAGATATTATTATGTAAATTACAATAACCAAGAAATTACAATAACCAAGAAATTATGATAACCAAGAAATTATGATCTCTAAGGAACTGTAATATCCGCCAAAACTTGATGATGAAAATTCATAATCTTTGCTCGGATAGTAGTGATAAGATTAGTGCCTATGGTGCTCTCATCAACTATGAAAAAAGACCCTTTGAGAGTTCCACTAAAGGATTTAGAAATGTAGAAATTATCCGTCTTACTATACTCCGTTTCATCCAAATTCTTCCAATCTATATAAAAGTCAAAATCCCCTATTTCTGGAAGAGTTACCGTGAATTTCCTTATTTGATTTATAGACTCATTTACTCCGTACATTATCTCAAAAGTATCCGCAAAAACTACATCTTTACTAAATACTTTGAACATAATATCACACTGCAATAATTTCATTGAGTATATCGTTGCAGTCCCCGCTAGAGTATCTTTATCAATGGGTGAGAATCTTCTATTGAAATTATCGACAGGCACCATATTTGTTCGATTGAAAACGAATAATGGGAAAAGATTGAAATTAGTTTCATCCAAGCTATGACGTAAGGATCTCAATCCGGATACAGATTCAACGTATCCCATATTCGGATCAAATTTGAATTCAGCAGCCGTATATCTTGTCTTTATTTCCGTACATAATTGACTTAATATCAAAGGAATGGGTGTTAGAACTTCCATTATACTCTCTCCTTAACCTATCTCTATTAACCTACTTACTTAACCTACTTACTTAACCTACTTACTATTTTTTAGTTTAATAACCTCCAATAGAATCCTCTAATCCA